CCCCATTTAGGTAGAATTTGTCTAAATACAATACTACTTGATCCACTGTCAGTTACATTAGAATTTGTGAGGGGAACACTATTATGTTCTGCTCTGGATATTGTAAAAGAGTTTGCATTAACATAAGAAATTGTATATTGAACACCTTGCGTTATTCCATCAGTAGCAACCCATCCTCCACCTTGAGATCCACCAGTAGCAAATGTTAGTTCAACTTTATCATTGGTTTGTAAACCATGATTAGTTATATTAATAGTAACTAAATTACCTAATTGACTGTATGTTCCAGTGTTAAGTGTAAGAAGAGAAGTAGCACCATTAACTTGTGAAAAACTAAATTCACCATTAGCTTGACGTATAAGAACGTGTGGCATTGTTGCGTAATTAAACTTAAAAGGTATCCCAGCTTCTACTGTTTCTTGCCATTGTCCTTCTTCAAAAGCATTACCATTATTAGTTGTAAATTTAACGTAGTAGTTATCAAAATTTGTACCTTCATCACCTGTAATTTCTACTACATATCCATTAGGTGACACATTTGGTAGATCAGTAAATTGCTGTACTGAATTTTTTATTACTGTCATCTTGGTATTACCTTGTGTATCAGTACCATCTATTGAAAAATTACTACCATCATTTTTTTTAATATGAAGAACAGGACCATTTCTAACAATTGTGAAACCTGTAAGTCCAGCGTTTAAACCGCTACCTAAATCAGCAGCAACAGTATCAGTTGATAAGGGATTATTACCAGCAGTATTATCTGAAACTGTCACGCCATCTACGGTAACTGAATAAGTTGTATCTGCTGTTGCTTGAGTTATAAAGACTATTGCTTGAGTTATATTACTAGCACTATTTGATACTGCTGAATCCATTACTGGTGTAATACTTGTATTAACAACAAAAGTAAAATCAGCAATAGTTACAGTTTTTATAACGCTTCTAGGATTTGATGTATTTAAATATGTTGTTCCATCAGGTTTGTTTACTGTTTTTTCTGTTCCATCCAGTTCATAAACTTTTGCATCACCATTACTAAATATTGCTACATACTGTTCATTGACATCTCTATTTATAGTTTGTATATGAACATTACCAAGAGTAGAACTACCAACTGTAGCTAAGAACTGAGATCCCGACCTTTTAGTAAGACCAAGAACAGGGTTGCTATCAGCATTGTCTTGTATATCAGCGTGGTCTGCTTGCTTCAAGGCATCAGAAGACTGCGATATACCTCTTAGTAATGTAGGTATAGATCTTGAAATAACACTCATAGTTATCTAATTAAAGCACTAGAAGGATTGTAGGTATTAAAGACATTTGTAAGAGAAGGATCTCCTCGTAGCATATTGTGATCTCCATTTGCTAAATCTGTTTCCATTAAAATTGATCTAGCTCTTACTTCATCTTCTTGTGTATAAGTTCTTAATCCTTGGTCACCTACAAGTCTATCAACAAATATTCTTGCAGCTTTAATATTCATATAGTATCTAGCTGGTTCTGGTATTTCATCAAAAGTTCTAAAATAAACAACAGTACAAATCAAGTCTTCTTCAAATTCAAACTTATTATTTTGTCTGTCGTATAATTTTAAACCACGTTGTATAGGATCTATGGTCGGGTGTTGATGTATATTTGCATCTACTCTAAGAACATCTGTAGGTAAATTAATTTGATTAGAACTATCTCTTGTAAAAGTTACATCTGTTTCAGTATTAAAAGACCAACCTTCTGATTGAACACTTTTGTTTACTTCAGATAAGGTTGATTGAGCAATACGAGCATCAACAGGAAGTGTACCGACAAGACTGTTTATAGGTGCTTCTCCTATAGCGGCAAGCATTATGTTAATGCTTTCAAGTTCTGTGGTTGCAGCTATAATAGTCATTAATTAGTACCCCTTCTTTTTAATCTTAAGTGAGTCTCTCCCACCTTTCTTTTTCTTTTTAATGTTGTAGGCTTTTCCTTGTGGCATGATAATAAAAAAAAAAGGGTATCTAATAATAAGATACCCTATAAATTGAAATTAAGAAGCAGATAGCTTAATAGTAGCTGCACATTCTGGTCTTAGGATTCCATGACCAAGAGCATACTTAGCAACCATTAATGTACCTTGATACATAATTCCGTAGTCAGAACCAGAGATCTCAGTTGTCATATCCATTAGCTTAACTGTACCAACAGCAGACTTATGGAAGACAAGACCAATAGTTTTACTATCATCACCTGAGTAAGTGTTATTAGCACCACTTGGGTTAGATCCTACGTTTGCTTGAGGTACGTTATTAGACATCATTACAGGGATGCCAGCTACTTGTTGTACCTTACCAGAAGCAAACGAACCATTACCTTGTGGGTTAAAGTCAACGTCAACTGTTCTAGTAGCAGATTCAGCAAGTTTGTAGTACTCAGCAGGTGGTAATACACAGAAACGATCTGTTGGAGGGATGTCTCTCTCGTCAAATGTCTGTGCAATGTCATAGATAGCTGCTGCTATCTCATCACCAGTAACATCAGAAGATGCTGTATTACCATTAGCAAGTGTTAATACAAGACCACCATTACCACCTGTAAGAGTAGTAGATGCTCTTGAAGCATTTGCTATTTGCTTGGCTACGTTTTGATCGTAAGTACGAGCAAGTGCTTTACCAAGTTCATCAGCGTAAGTTGCCCTTACGTCATAATGATTCTTGAGTTCATCTATTGAAGCAATGAAACTCTGTGCAATTAAAAGATCATCTATGTTGATAATCTTTTCATTCGCTAAGATCTGGTTTGCTCCTACCAATGGATTTCCGACCGTATGATAAGCCGCAGTTGCAGTTCCTAAAACAGGAAACTGTGCTGATTTTCCACTTGTAATAGTACGAACTGAATGAAGCTGTTCATTAAAAATGTTATTTCTGGTGAACGCAGTTAGCACCTCACCTGAGAAAATTTTTAAAAACAGGGCATCAAAGCCTGTTCCACTATTGTTAACCAGACCAAGGCGAGAGGTAGTGGCGTTAGCCATACGAAAACTCCTTGATTAATGTTTACAAATTTGAGAAACTAACTTTGCTTCAATCCTTTCTCACAAGTGGTATCTGACGCATCAGGCACTTAGATATTTAGATTTCTACTTTGTTAAGTTTTTACTGACCCACAATTCCACTTCCTTAAAGCAAGAGATTTGCGAGTTAACTTGCCATCTTTTTTTAATGGTCCTTTTGACTTAGACATTCTTGCACAAAAAGATTTCCTTCTTGATTTTTGTCTAGCCGAAAGACCTGTCTTCTTAGTAACAGGGGCTTGCAAGTTTCCACCTGTTGCTTTGTTATATTTCTTACGACCAGAAGCAGTCAGACCCCCTGTCGGGTCTTTGTCCTTCTTGGTAAGAGATACTCCTTTAGACATAAAAGATGTAAGCTATTTAAAATATAGCATTATTACGCAATCTTTAAACTATTTCTTTTTTTTCTTCTATGTTGGTAGCTTATCTTTTTTGAACTGGTCTTAGCTGCTTTAAACCTAGCCTTTTCTTTACTACTCATCTCACCTGTAGTCTTTGGAGTTTTACTACTAACTCTTTTACTAGGTCTGCAAGCAGGGTAAGGTCTGCCTTTTTCATCCTTTCCTCTACCACAGTCTTTACCTGTTTTGACATCTACCCACTTTTCATCAAACCATCTTTTAAGACTCATTTACCTACCTGTTTCTGTGCTTTGTTGTGTGCAGATTTAAATGATGTACCTTCACGCATAAGCTTCTTCATCATGTCCATGTGTTTTTTGGAATGATGTTCTGAATGTTTCTTCAGAGTTCTCATCTGACTAAGACTAAGCTTTGCCATTTTTCTTTTTGTTCTTTAGTTTACGAACTAATAAAAAATCTTCTTTGGTAAGTTTACCATCACCAGTTTTGTCAAGACTTTTTTTTTGTTTGTCTGATAGTTTTTTCATAATTAAGTTTTGCGATAACCTCCACCACGTTTCTTGTAAGTTCTTACAAGCCACGCATTAGCATAAGCAGAAGGATATACTCTAAACTTCTTCTTTGCTTCTGATTTTACTCTTGAATACAGTGAAGGGTTTGTAGGTTTGTTAGCCATTTCCAAATACGTTAGAGCCAGCTAAACGTGATTTAACATTTTCTGTGTAAGCAGAATCTTTTTCCCAACGAGGATCAGACATAGCAGTTACAACTTCTGCTGTTGTTCTAAATGGTGTAGCACCATTACCAGCAGTACGACCTGAGTAAAGGTCTGGTTCAATTCCCATAGCGTTATTGTATTGTGAATAGATACCTTGAACAGCCAACTTAATAGCAGGTCCATCTCCTGTATCAGTTAACTTATTAAAGGATTGGACTTGTTCAGCAGGTAAGTTTTCCATAGCCCACGAAACCATCTTGCCATAAGTTTCATCACCACCTACTGCATCTTTAATACCTTGAGCATCTACTTCACCTGCCATACCAGCATTACGAAGACCATCTAAATAGGTATCAATAATTTGTTTTGAGAAACCAGCTTCACCTAGTTTGCTGTAATCATCTTCAGAAATCTCATCATTCTCTTGAAAACGATTTGATATATCTTGAGCATCAATACCAACTTCTTCTAGTACAGAAGCAAGACCATCTCCATAAAATTCTTCAGCATTAAAGTCAGAATCATTAGTCTCTGTTTCTGTCTCTTCTGTTTGTTCTTCTGCGTTACCTTCTGGTTCTTCTCTGGTTTGATCTATAGCTCCAAGCTTACCTTCAAGTTCTTTGTAGCTTCCTACTAAATCTTCTACGCTTTTAAACTTACCAGCGTATAAACCATTCTCATCTTTTAAACCTTCTAAGTCATTAGCAGACATTGGTGGTGTCTCTGACACATTTACTTGTGATGAAGTCATAGTGGTTTTTTATTTAACTATAGTGAATTGTACTGCCATGTCTAGTAGTAACGTCACCAGACTTCTTAGGTACAGGGTTTTTTTCGTTAACTCCTAGTTCGCTAACGATAGCTTTAGCAGAGATAAACTTTCCGTCTTCATCTCTTTCTCTAGACTTCTTGTTGGGCATTAGGTTCCTCCATTGGTTGTTGTGAAGCTGCTGCATCAGATAATTTTTTAGGATCAACTAAAGGTGAGCCTAAAGCAGCAGGTCCAAGACTTTGAATAAGTTGCTGCTGTTGTGCAGCTTCTTGTTCTGCTTGGATTTGATCTTGTGTTTTTACTAGGTTAGCAGTATCTATACCAATACTGGTAGCAAGACGTTTGACCGCTTCATCCACATTAACGTACTGTCTCATTACATCTGGCCCTAAAGCTTGAGCTACAGTTCCAATAAACTCAATCAGTTTGTTCTTATCATTACCTCTACCAAGACCTGATAAACCTGTCACTATCTTAGGTGTTATCAAATCATCAGGCAGCTTTGGTACTTTACCTTGCCTTACTAATATGTGCATCCTACGTCTGAGGTATGGTAGTTGAAACTCTTGAGTCAAGATACTATAGATACCACCAAGACTATTTTCTAGCTCTTGTGCCATAAGATTTATCTCTGCTGCTGTTACTCTTTCTGCGTCACGTTGTACTGATCTAGCCATCAGGAAAGCAAACTCAAGTCTTGCTTCTATTCTTTGTATCGCACTAAAAGCAACAGAAAAATCTGCACTCTTACCTACTTGCATTACAGAAATATCAGTAGCAAGTCCTTCTCTCACCGCACCATTCGGTGCTTTGCTTATGGTCGCTGCTCTTGTGACGCCATTTGGATTTACCAGAAATAAAGTTTTCGCAGAAGCAGCAGCCCCTTCGATTATCGCTTGCATCAAAGACTCAAGACTGATTAAGTCTCCTCTGTATTCTTCTACATATCCTCTTCCGTAATCTTCTCCATCAATCCGAATGAACCTGAGAGGTAGCCAAGGTGTTACATCTATTCTTGATCTGCCATCTGTATTTGGTATCTTTTCTCCTTTACATTCTTGAAACCAGAAGACATCATCATTAACTCTTTTGATGTGTGTATATATATCAAGATCATTCTCCATTGTCTTGGCATCATAGTTCTCTTTCTTCTTGATCTGTTCTAAGAAAGCAGCAGGTAAAGCTTGAGGATGTATTGTTTCTTTAGTTAATATCTCTAATACATTTCCTACTTCATCACGCTTACAAACAAACTTGGATAGTGGATATACCTTTAGTCCTTTTTCTGTCAGGTAGAGAAGAACATTACCTGATACAACTAAATGTTTGATAGCTTCAAACATAGCAACTCTGTCATTAGATATTTCTATCTGATTCATCAAAGCATTTTCTATAGTGCGTAGTCCTTTATCTATCTCACTTTGCATTTGTTCTTGCCCTTGCTTTCTTATCTCAAGGTCATCTATTTCTAATTTAAAAAATGCTGTGCTTGGTGGCAGCAACGTCATTAATAATTTATTCGATAAGGAATTAACGCCACGACTACCAGTAGCTTGGAAGGGTGTTTTGATCCTTGCCCTTGTACCAGATGTTTGTTCTGGTATCAAGCTAGGTATCGTTAGCTTTGAAGACTCCTTTGCTTCTCTATCATAGACAGACCTACTACTAACAAGTGCTTCGTACCTACCTGCTGCGGTTGTACCTTGTGTCGAGTATTCCATATTAAGTTGGGTAGTTTAAATCTCCACCTTTACTACCATCAAGCAATGGTATTTGTAATGACCTAGTTCCTAGCTTTCTGCCCATTGTTATTTGTTTAGATTCTTTCTTCTTTTGCTTACCAACACTAACTGCATCAGCAGTATCTTCTATAGGAGAATCAACAGGTTCGGGTGCAGGTGCAGGTGGGGGTGATGGTCGTGATCCTAAACACATGGCAGGTGTATATTATTTTTTTCTTATACTAGCATGAACCAAACAAATGGCTTAAAACCCTAGAGGATTTTTGCCTGTTAATCTTTTACCTGCTAATTTTTCTCCTATTATAGTATTTGGATTTTTATATATATTATCACGTTGTTGTCTTTTAATTTTTAATTCTTCAGTAACTTTTTTTGTATCTTTAGGATTTTCAACATCAATCTGCTCGCCTGTAACAATAGCGGCATCATCACGTTTTTTATATTTTGCAACTTGACGTTGACCACCACCACCACCAATACACATAGCTAGTTCTCCAATAGTCTGTTGTTTAACATAGTTTCTTTCTGTCTTTTCTGCTGTTCTATTAGATAGTTAACAACAGATCTTTCCCCTGCACGATACCATACTTCTCGATCAGTAAACGATAAGTCTGGGTGTCTATCAGGAAACACACTACTTAAACTGTTTATAAGTTCGTCAGTAATTACTGGTAAATTCACAGAGATAAAAGTGTTATATCTATTTTATATGTTATCGTACTGATAGCAAGGAGTGGTTACCTTGTTGCACAGAAAAATGAAAAAGACTCTAGGTGAGTGGTTCCATCTAGAGTTTTTTTTATGGCTGCCAAAGTTTTACTTCACCTGTGCTGTAGTTGTAGTCTCCTTCTCGTAGTATTCTTGTGAGTCTTGCATTGAGAATAGCATCAGCAATACTGTAACCTTTCTTTGTATATGTCTCCTGTACCTTAGACCATAGTGCATCTCTAGTATCTGGTGTATCAGCTAGTGTCTTGGAAGCAGTAACCATACCCATACCTTTAAGACCTGCGATACCATCACCTGAGTCACCAGCTAGTGACATCTCAAACCAATGCCTGTCTGCTTTCTTCTCTGTTATATGTAAGATCTCATCTTCTTGTATTAACTTACAAGGTATAGTCTTCATGTCTTTATCTACTGAGACTATGATTGGATTTTTATACTGACCATTGGTAGCCAGCAACCCAAGGACATCATCTCCTTCAAGGTTTGGATAGGCAGCAGATTCATATTCATTCTTTATTTTTTTAATAATACTTTTAAGTGCTAGTGGTTTTCGTTTACCTATCCTGTTAAGTTTGTACTCAGGAAATATCTCATGTCGAAATGTAGGGTAAGAAGTAAAGCACATAACTACATCATGCTTGTCTTCTGCTATTTGTTTATATACATCTAACCTGCTTTCAATCAGATTCATAATATCTCTTTCATCAGAGTGAAGAGTATGTTGCCAATCATTCCATCTTGTATCTACTTCACAAGCACAACAAGAAGAATAGACTAGCCAATCGGCATCAATTAATAAAGTCATAGGTCAGCAAAGTCATTTTCATATACGATTAATCGACCTGTCTTCTGGTCGTATAATAATTTATCTACCTCACCTGTCATCCCTGTATGTCTAGACTTGAGTACCTTTAGCTGTAATCGTTGTCTCTCACTAGCATCCCCTGTCTGGTTTCTGGAAGCCGAGAGTACAACATCTGATAGTTGAAGTAGTGAATGAGATCCTCTCAAGTCTGAAGTATCAACCTCCCTGCCTGACTCATGTGATTGTCCTTGTGGTCTTCGTAAGTGACTGACCAATACAAGAGCTATACCTGTGGCTTCACATAAACTTCTTAGCTTGGTCATTATAATATCTATTGCTTTACGTTCATTGTCTAACTCTAAGCCTGACAAAACTATACTGATGTGGTCAAGGATTACTACCTGCACTCCATCTACTGTTGCTAGGTATCTGATCTGTTCTAGTAGTACATCAGGTTCAAGACTACCGAAATGGTTGTAAAGAAAAAGACTGCGACTTGACGTTAGTTTGTCAAATGCAGTCTTCAGACTAATTTTATCTATGCCATCCTCATCTAAATGCAAAGGCACATTCATGTCAATACCTACCAGACCTTGAAGAGTTCTTTGTACTGATTCTTCTAGTCCTATATAACCTACCTTCAATCCTCTCTTAAGAAAGTGATAGCAGAACTCCCTGCAAATTGTGGACTTACCTGCCCCACTTGCAGAAGCTACTGTGAATAGTTGGCTAGGAAATAAACCTCTTGTAAAATCATTTAGTTTTGGAAAGGGAAAGTCTGTAACAGCTTTGCTTGTTTCTTTAGTAAACAAATCCCAAGCATCAGCCGCATTGATTAAGCAGTCAGGTCTTACTGGTCTAGCCTTCCATAATCTTTCTTGTACTACATCTCCTTCACCTAGTACAAGATGATCGTTGACATCATTACGATCTAACCTAGCTATTGCAACCTTACCTTTGGGTAAGACTTCCATGCACTTCTCTGCTGCTTTATTACCTGCTTCATCGTTATCAAAGCATAAGACTATACGACAATAAGTATCTAACCATTTGTAGTTTGCTGCTAAATACTTAGCTGCTGATTGTACCCCTGATGGTATTGATATACAGGGAAACTTGTTGCCTTGTATTTGAGATCCACTCATGCAATCAATTTCGCCCTCGAAGCAACTAACAAATACAGATCCATTGCTGCCATGTTGTCGCCATAAGTGTTGACCCCATAGCTGTACGTTAGACATCTCACCTATCCAGATAAACTTCTTATCTTGAAAGCGTATATGTTGTGCTACATCTCTACCCTTTTGGTCTTTGTATGTAGCAACTTGAACAGGTTGTCCTCTGTATTCTGCCTGTCCATATCCAAATAGTTCGCAAGTCTCCTTAGTGATTCCACGTTTAGGTAAAGCTATAGGTGTAACCTTCAATAGTTTTGGATTTGTTTTCTTTAATGGAATAATGTTACTCACTTTCTTTTCTTTGGTTTTGTTTGGGTAATAGGTGTATTCGCAATCCATAGTGAAGCAATGTTCATGTCCATCATCAAAGACTGCACAGTTCTTCTTGCCACACTCAGGGCAAACTTTCTTTAACTTATATTTGCTAGTCATAGTACCAGTTGTAGGTGAACTCTTTAATAGGAAAACTAACATTACCGATACACATTTTTCTATGTGACCTTACAATTTTTTCTGCTGATTTTCTATCAAGACTGTTAAATAAATACTGACTTCTTTCCCATTGTGTTTGATAATGACGATTGGCTTTTACTACGTCATCAAACCAACTTCCAAGAAACCATACATATAAGACAGATGATCTTGTGTTGTACCAGTAGTCACCTTCATCAGCATTAGGTGGTTGACTAACATTACAAAGTTGAGCCATGATCTATTTCGTTTAAGTTGCAGTTGTGTTCTTTAAGGTTTACATCTACCCATTCTTTGCCAGTAAATACTATCCACATATTTCTATGGTCATCAAATACTACACAACCTATGTCTGGGTTCGGTGGTAAAGGAAAGCTAGGCATACCATTCAGTAGGAATAAATTTATCGCAGTAGAGAAACCCATGTCTCTCACACCATTTGGCATAAGAGATAGAGTTCTTTGCTTTGGTTAGTTTGGTCTTGCTATTTTGAAAACAAAACCTGATGTCTAGTTCGGGTCTAGTCTTCTTAATAACAAGATGTTTTCTTCTGTCCTCACTTGAGAAGTAACCCTTAGTTTCACAATAGAAATCATTAAGGATAAAGTCTGGTCTGTAGCTGTAACTAATTGTGTAGTCAATGCTGATAGTTTCATAAGTAAATTTTATTTTCTTTTTGTGTAAACTGTCGGCAAAAGCAGCTTCAAACTTACTCTTGTATTTAGAAGTCGGCTGCTGTGGCAGTCGCTTTTTCTTCGTAGCTCGTTGGCTCTGCTGTCTCGAAGTCACTTGCTCCACCTCCACCTGTAAAGGGAACTATATTTCTAAAGCAAATACTTAATGGCATACATCTAATACCCACACCATTACCACCTGCGTTATATCCAGAAGCCAAGAAAGATACTTGTCCTTCTGTCTCTGGACTTATCTTCTCCATCTGTAATCTTTCATCCTCATTCATAAGGACTACTTGACCGCTTTGTTCTTCAGTCTTATAGAAAGCAACAGGTGTATTGATACCCTTCATGCCTTTATAATTTTTCTTTAGTCTGATAACTAAATCACTCTCCTCGAATGACCAAGGGAAAGATGGTTGTCCTGTCTTTGAACTCTTAGTTAAACTAAAAGATCTATCAGGGAAAGCAGCTTTCAGTTGACCCTTCCATATCTCTAGTAATCCTTCTAGTTCTTCAATGATATAAGCAGTAGCTTCTACCATCTTGCCTTCTTTGTTCTTCATCATTGACCCTACTGGTATCAATGCTTCTGTCTTCCACTTCTGTTCACCCATATACTCATCAGGTGTTACTAAATAAGAGTAACGAAAGCGAGTTCCTACAGGAGTGACTAACTTAATAGTCTCCGACTTTATGTTGTCCATGTTTTACCTTGGTAATTAACTGGTTAGATCGTCTAAATTAGACGTTCATTTATTGTACCTTAGTTCTCTGTTAAGTAAATATATATGGTGCGTTCAACACATCAGTAATATCAAACTCCCCCATGCGTAGTGCCTTGGGTAAATCCTTTGTCTCACTCAGTTGTTGTACTGCCTGATGGTATAGATTATCTAAATTATTATCACTATAAATATCATAGAAACTTTGCTTAACACATTGGATTAAAGTTTCTAATTCACTAGCTGGACTACCATAGCAATCGTGGATAATACAGAATTGATCTAGTCCTTTCTTACTGGCAGCAACCAAACTTAAATGGCAATGAGCAGCGTCAAGACTATGGATATAATTACTAGGAAAACCTTGATGTTGTTTTCTTTTATCTACCTTAGTCTTATCTGTTTCAGCTAGGTTTAAATATATAGTTGAGTTACTTATCTTGCTCTTGATTCTTTTACTTTGATTTACATAATAGTTTTGTTCGATAAGAAAACCTGATGGGCTATGCCAACGTATAGGTTTATTCTCTTTGTTAAAGCAGCGAGCAATAGTAGCTAAGTGTTTTAAAAGCAAAGGACTCTCAGGGGTTACAGCCTTTACCGAATGTTGAATCATGTGTGCTAAGTAAAAATTGTTCTGAAAATTTTTTGCCATTGAAATGTTTTCGTTTACAAAATATCTTTCTATGTAGTTAGCTATCCCGAATGTTGTTGAGTTATAAGGAACCATAAGCACAGGTTTCTTTATAAACTTTCTGGTTAACTTGTCCTTTACCTCAAGCCATTCTTTAGCTTCTGGTTTATCATCTTTCTCTAATTCTTTGAGTAAAACTTCTAAGATTTGTGCATATAAATCTTGTGGTTTATTTACATTCTGCAAGTTAACTTTATTAGCTAGATGTTGGTTGCCTGTAAGACCTGCTATATGTTGATAGCCATTGTTCGTACCATCAAGACAGCATACATGATGAGATACATAACCCCATCCATCTCTTTGAAACTCAGCCCACTCTCGACACCACCCAAGGAACATGAATGGTTCTTTCGCTTTACCCCATAGATCTACATGAGCAATAGGGTCATCATATATTTGTAGAGCTATATCAGTACCAGCAATGTAAGCCCACTCCAATCTATCTTCGTAGGATTCTTTATTAAGACCCCAATGATTAGCACCAGCTATAGCCAACCAGTTAAGTTGTTTCTTGTTATTAATAGCAGCACCCTTATGAAATATATGTAGCCCTCTAGCTATGTCATTACCTTGTGGATGAAAGTGTGCAGTAACAGGGTACATCCTACCTGTCCAATCAAATTGATATACATGAAAGAACTTTTCATCAGTATATTTTTGTGCTGTATCTATCATTGAAAGTATTTGATAGCGTTTGCTTTTATTGTGTGCGTTCATATCATGTATAAGAGAAGCTAAGTATCTCCATTCCTTTCTGCTATCTGGATTTGTGTCTATATCTAATGGTTTTGTAGGCAGTTCAGCTAGTTCTCTATCAATCAATGAACCTACTTCTATTCTTTCTTCCCAACAATACACAAGAATTTCAAGCACAAATTTGTTTACAGTCCAAGCAGTTTGACTCGCCAGAGTTAACGCTTTCAGACTTGTTGATAAGTTTTCTTCTTGTAATCTCTTTATCGAATCTCGATCAGTCGTCTTGATTGCTCTAGTCTGTAGTCTCTTTGTATAATATCCTCCATCATTAATAGAAGTCCAAGGTCTAGGCTTATCGAAGCATGGTTGTAGTAGTGGGTAGGCAGCAATACGATTAGATCTTCCTTTTCTTATGTACTCCATAAAGACTTCAGTAAAAATAATATGTGAGACAGTAGTATTCTTAATCCTTTTATTAATTATCTTGACCATACCTATCTTGGTCATGGTTAGCTCAATAAGTTTTAGCCCAACCCTAAGTTTATTAGCCCTAGTCCAAGGCTCAAACTCATGCCCTTTCTGGTTCATGTGATAGACCATAAGATTTCTTTTATATCTTTCGTGCCTTGTATCATTTGTATGTTTAATAATATTTTTAAAGTGTTTTGGATCTACCTCTTCAAACTTAGTAAACCTCAGTTCATCCTCTAACATTTGCCCTATCTTTAGTGCAGTTGAAGTTGTTGTTTTAGATTGTGAAGTGCTATCTATTATTACTTTGAAAGCAATAAAAGATACTACGTCTAAGTCAGGAAACTGAGATAGGAACAAGGCAGATATAGCCTTGACTCCTACCTTGCCAGATAGAGACTCCCATATATGTTTCTGTAGTTCTTTACTTAGTTGTTCAAGACCAGCTTCAATCATGTTGCGAGCATAGTAGTTCTCAGACTCCCTGCCCTTCTCAATGTTTCTGTTTTGTTTACTGATCTTGTTATAAGCTGAGATGCTACAGATACTTTGCTCTAGCTCTAGTTGTTTCTTACTTGGTTCAATCATTAAGTACACCCACTACAGAGTGCAAAGCCTTTGGTGCTAAGTGTGCATAGATCATGGTTGTCTGTATGTCCTCATGCCCTAGCCAATCCTTTACCAGTAGTAAGGGAACTCCTCGTTGTACTAATCTTGAAGCACAAGTATGTCTGCATAGGTGCAAGGTATAAAACTTTTTCTTTTCATAACCTAAATCTTTTCTAGCCTTCTGCCATATAGCATTAAGCCAAGCATAATCAACACCACAAAATACTTTTTCTGTTGGTTTTGCACCATAAGAAAAACATTTTTTCATTATCTTTTGTACTCTATCTGTCATAGGTACAGCTACAGCTTGATCGTTTTTTCTATCATTAAAATTAATTTGATTGTTTTCAAAGTCAACAAATCTGTTTTCTAGATTCATTAGTTCATTTACTCTGCAACCTAAATCAATTAAACATTTAATAATTTCTGCTGCCATCCAAGTGTTTGGATTTTGTTTTGAATAAAGATTATCTAATAAATCTTTCTCCATGTCAGCAGTAAGAAACTCTACCTTATGTCCTTTCACTCTATGTCTTTTGGGTAGCTTGATCTCTTCTTTAATGTGACCATCAAAGACCATATGTTCCAATACAATTTTAAGATACCCTCGTTTAGTATTGATGACCGCTTTACTATTCTTCAGTTCATCCCTTAAATAATCCATCATCTTATTAACTACAGGTGTAGTTATTTTATTTACAGGCAAGTCTCCAATAGCTTTGATGTTATGTTTCATAGCTATCAAGAAGTTTTGTGCTGAGTCTGTTCCGTTGTAGGTTCTCTTATACACAAGCCTTGCAGCTTCCGATAAGGTCGGTACTTTAGTTTTCATTAGTGGTTCTCTATAAGGTTAGTTAGGTGTTAGATCATCTATCATTTCAAGATAACCTTGTTTGCCAAAGGCAATAAGATCAGGGATTGTATATTCTCTTGTAGAAAACTTATGTCCACAAGAAAGGCACACCCTACGTCTATAGACATAAGGTGTGTCGCTTTTATTTCTAAAGCCTTTTGTTTGTTCAGCTTTTCTATGCTTAGTTTCCCTTACCTTTACGTCTAGGCTTCCGCATTTAGTACACTTCATAAATCTTTTTCCCATAATTTAATAAGGGTCTTTAACTCTGCTATACGCTTTTCAGCATTAAGTTTTTTCTCTAGCTTTCTAGTTGTAATTTGTTTCAACATGGCTTGAGTTTCTTTGTTGATCTCTTCCATAAAATTCATTGCTCCTCTTTGCGTGGCTCTAACCACTTATCAAGTTTCTTTTTAATCTTGAGTAAGTTCTCCATAGTCTCAGCACTTGCTCTGTTACCATGTTCTCTTTCTCTGCAAACATCTTCAATTTCTATAAAGTCAGAAAAGAATTTAACTATTGTTGATGATTTTATGTGTGGTAGATGACATTCATCTCCTGATAAATCTTCTAATGAAAGAAAGCCCAGAGATTTATCGTCAAACATACCATTTTCTACTGTACAAAACTCCATGTTTACCCAATGATCGTCAGGAAAAATATGTTTTGTGTTTGAAATTTTCATTGTGGTTCTCCTTTTTTAAATAGATGAAATAGTTTTTACAATTAGCCTTTTAAGTATGATGATTGCTTGCTTGTAATCAAGATCTTTATAGGCTTCTGTATCAGGTTTGAAGCCTGTAATTCTACAGGCTCTATAGTAGATAGACTCTAACTCCCAATACGTTTGAGATGTCTTACGTTTAATCATTGTCTACCTCATCAAAGCCTAAAGATTTATAGACTTGATTTAGTTGATCATCCGTAAGAGATCCCTCCCACCAAAGACGCTCAGCTTCGGCTTGCTTCTTTCTTTGTTCTTCATTAAGCATGATTCTTAAACTCCTTGATAAAGATATACAAAAGGATAATTAAACATATCCAGACTATAAAGGCAGTCATAACAATTTCAGGCAAACTTCAACACCTTTCTGACAAAGGTCTCTTTGTTTCTCTGTGAGTTGAGATCCTATAGACTCAGCAATTTTTAAACACTTAATAGATTTCTCTTTGTTAGGTGCTGTAATTGCAAGTACTAACGCCTGAAGATAAGCGTGTTCATTGTCTTTAATTTCCATGTGGTTCTAAGTTAGGGTTTACAAGAGATTCTTTTTTGAATCCCTTTTACAGGCTCTTACGAGCCTATAAGAGAGAATCTATTAAGCAACTTTTAAAGACTCTTTTAAATCTTCTGCAAGGTTACTTAAATCAACTTCATCTAATACTTCATCATCATTCTGTAATGCTTGATATACTTCTGATTCTGATAGTATTTCTTCACCTAAGATGTAAGCGTACATATTAGCAACTCTCTCAGGATCGGAAAAATCGGTTGAGACTTCGCCAAAGTTTGACTGTTCATATTCTTTTATTGCTTCGATAGCATCAAAGACTTCAGAGCCTAGCCATTGTTTAGCTTTATAAGTGCCAATAATAAAGTAATCTTCATTTAACAAATAATGGTGTAAATCTGATACATCATTATCTAATCCGACTTGATCCTCTAATTGAGAGATTACATAAGAGTAAACATCTTTTAATTGGTTCATGGTTCTTAGTTTGGTTTGAATCAAATCGGTTTGATCTGATATTGCTATCATTACATATGCTGTTGCCAATTGCAAGGCTTCAATAGAAACTTTCTTATGATCCCTTACTATCACTATGTATATTAATGTTTACATTGTGTAACAATATACCCTCGCACCGATTATATGAAAACATATACCCTAATAATAAAAAATTAAGCCAGAATCTACCAGAATAATATTATATATATTATGAAACACTAGTTATTGCAATGAATCTAGTCTATATAGTCCTTTATTTTTAAAATTTTCGGAAGGGTACGGGTAAAATTCAAAATCCTATATATGTATAACCCCCTCGAATTTTTGGAACTAATTTTTTTTCTGGTAGGCAGCAGTCTTCGTTTGGTCTTTTTATGGTCCTACTTGGTCTTAGTGTTATCTTAGTGTGTCCTTTTTTAGCTCCCCTCTCCTATAGTGCAACCTAATAAGCGTCACTTATGAATCCATCGGTAGATACATTAGAATTTCTTATCTGAACAGGAGACATCCCCATAGCGGATTGAGAGATCGTGTTATTTAAGAGATCATTCCAATGGTCTGTGTGAATGGATAGTAGTTCATCTTTTCTTTTAGATATATTTAGGTCTTCATTTTGAGCCATGTAGTCAGTCCAGTAGGCAACTGCACCTGCTAGGGAGTCAACGAGGTCATCATGTACTAGAGAACCTTTATGTCTTGATATTCGAGATAGTTGGTAGATGAGTTGAAGCTTTAGTCTTCTTTCTGGTGTCTCTTGAGAGTTAGAACGGAAGTCTTTTTCTATTACTTTTTGGTCAATTATTAGTCTATGAGAGTTCATTACAGGTTCTAGTGTGTCGATTATTCGTAATTCTTTAGTCTTATTGTTCCTTACGTCTTCTAATTGGCATGGATGGAACCGCATTAGGAAAGGTTTTAGTAGTTCAGCGAACATACCACCACCGAAGTTTTGTTCTACAAGTATGGTATTAATCTTATTCTCTCTAGCAATCTTACTAATCTTCTCTAGAACAGCGTCAGAATAGCCTCCAGAGAGACCTAAACACTCTGTGACGTATAAATTACCATTAAGCATCTTTACACAGCTTATAGCGGTCTGGTCTTTACCTTTACCAGAGGGGTCAACGAACATAACGGAGCCTGTATATTCTATGAAGTCTCCGAATTGTTGTGCAGGTCGGTAGAACCTGTCGCCATTGAAGCCTACACATTGCAGATCTGTGATTACATATTCGGGAGAGTTAGACCAAATTACTTTTTCTGGTGCAAATTCTTTGTTTATTGGCATTATCACAAGGTCATTTATCTTTAATGGGTAGCGATCTTGATCTGAGAGTGTTGTATCTAGCTGGAATTGTAAGTTAAAGCCACTACGACCATACGAAGCTTCTCTTTCCATAAGATCCTGTGCTGAGAATCTTATAGGGTCTACAGGGTCTTTTGGTTGGGCTATACCATCTGTTAATTCCTTGAGAATTTTAGGGGCAAGTCTATCTCCGTAGTTGTTTTTTAGTTCTGGGTAACGTGCAGTCCATATTCTTGTTTCATATCCTCTTTCTTCTAGTGTTAAGTACACTGAGTTTTCTACTTGTGGAGTACCTAAGAAAGTAATCCGACCATTAGGTTTTAGTATCGCTTCAAATTCTTTTACAGCTTCAGATAGTTTGTCTCTCATGGGTTGAGTAAAAGAATTATTAGGAACTTCTACGTCATCTGCAATTACTTCGTCTGCCCTAGCTCCTGACATCTGCCCTAGAACCCCTCTAGAAGAACAAGAAGGGGCATGGTCAGCTTGTGCTGGTCTTACATCAAAACTTACTTTACTGTTTCTCTGGTCGTCACTAGGAATCAATCCAGCAAGTATTGGCATCTCGTTTATAAGACGCATAGTAAAGGTCGTAAAGTTATCGGCTCTGTCTTTACTGGCAGATACCACTAAGAACTTTAGTTGTGGGTTCATACGAAGTCGCCACACAACGTAAGTAGAGGTAATCCAACTCTTACCTACACCACGAAATCCCTGTATGATTTTACGTCTAGCACCATATTGTAGATATTCAGCTATATCTAATTGAACAGGAGTAGGATCTGGTAGGTTTAGATGTCTCCAAGTAACGATTAAGAAATATCTAAAGTCTTGTAGTTTTTCTGGTAAAGGTTGCAAGGATTATGTGTTTTTAATTCCGTAATATTGCTTTGGATAAAATTGTCTATCTTGTTCTTTAAGCTTTTCTTGTTTAGTTTTTTTTCTTTTTTTGCCTAAAGGTAAAGTTTTGAAATAAACTTTGCCATTTTCACTAGCAATTCGTAAAGCTTTTCTTGACATGATTATAACTCCCCTACAGGTACAGCATCTAGGTCTGGTAAGTTCTCCATCAATTCTTGCATAGGGTTTTTCTCTACAGGTAAGCACTCAACACCATTATCTTTTAGGAATTGTCTCGCTACGTTTAGATCACCAGCCTTTGCTTCGCCACTTGTAATCTTATCTGTTAGTTCTTTAGCGAGAAGTAGGTGTAACTTTTCTAGGATCTTAAAATTCTTATCCATAAAAACTACGTTTTAGATTAATATAATCATTTTTTAAACGATTTGCCAAACATTTTTTGACGTAATGTATTGAAAAGACTTAATTTACTTTGTCTTTTGTACTGATGTAACTTCTTTTCGTACCTATAAACTTTAGTTTCTACCTCAGAGATACGAACAAGTGCAGCCATAATTAACATATCTTGCAGTCTTACTTGTTTTACAAGGTCACAACAATAGTCTTTGATAACAAAATCAGGTAAGTCTTTAACCTCTCTGCATTTTATTTCTATTTCAAGCTCTACTTCGGGAGGAGGATTACCAATAAGAATATCAAAAAATTCTTTATGGTTCATATTAATTCATTTTAGGAAACAACTGTTGCTCCAACATATCAACAGCACGATCATCCAATGTATTAGAAGTCTGTTTGCAAATAACACGAAGAAGATCTACTACTAATCTTTTTACGGCAGTCGTAGAAAGGAAGCGTAACAAAATAGGTTTTAGTATTTTGTACATAGTATGTTTGTTTTTCCAAACATAGCATACGTTATTGTATCTTGCCTTCTAATCTGCTAACCGCTTGCGATAACTTGTTTAATCTAGTGTAAATATCTATTATGGTACGTTCTCTACGATTACTCATGTTTGACAAGACCATAACAAATGCGGTAGCTGCTGCTCCTATCAACGCTGCTTGTACTTCTGTCATTTGCCTAAATCTTTAATTATGTCTAGTATGACTAATAAAACTACTTATGGCAGAAGAAAAGAAAGGTCCACTTCAAAAGCTGAAGGAAAACATTACTGATAAAGAAGAGCAACTAGCTTTTATATCTGTAATCGTGAGACTCAGTGTTGTCGCTTGGAGTGGCTTCATAGTATCCCTCAACTACATTACACTTCCTGGTTACAGTAACGAACCAAAGGATATAACTTTTCCAGCTTCTTTACTGACAGGTGCATTAGCCAGTTTTGGCTTGGAGGGTGCCAAAAAACGAGGTGATGGTACTTTTAAACCTGACGAAAAGCCACTAAACAAGAAAGAAGTAGAAGCGTTACTAGCGTCACAGTCAGGATCTTACCAAACAGTTAGAATAGAAACACCAATTAAAATTATTGGTGCGGAAATTGTTGATCCTAAAAAATGAAAAAACTATTACCTTTGCTTTTACTAGCATTTCCAACAGCTACTTTTGCCGACATCACTCATTCTATACAATCGGTGGCCTCAGTATCTACTCTGGGTGCTAGTGCTACATCAGAAAGACTTGGTGCTTCGATAAGTGTCTCAGGCACAAATATACAGCCAAAAGCAAACACGGTCACCAATGCTATAGGTTCTCTTGATTTAGCAGATAATGGTATTACTAATGGTGTTCCAACTGTTGATTACGATACTAGCTTTACGGTGGTAAATGCTGGAGATGCTTTTTCAGTGAGTGAAACCTATTTGCAAGCGGATAGTACGAGTACTACTGCAAGTACTGTTTCAAATGGAGTTGCTGCCTTGCCACTTTTAGGAAAATACACTGTTGTATCTGGTGGTGATCCTGGTTCTGTAGCTATCACAATGGATAGTGGACAAGCACTGACCGTTAACCTAGCGGACATGGGTGCTGGTACTACTGCAACACTTCAATCAACTATTACTCTTGGCCTCGATTAATGAAATGGTGGTTATGTTTACTTGTTGTTTTAACTCCTAATGCTTTTGCTGAGACTCCTAGATTTGGTGCGAACCAGATTCAAAGCAATTCAAGGAGTATTTCAAAAATAGATGAAGTTATCATTACTGAAAACTATAACTCAGGCTATGCGTACTCAGTTACAGGATCTAATGTCAAAATCAAAGATGGTACTGTTATTTCTCCTGAAGCAACTTATACAACAAGTCAAAATACAGGTAATGCAGGTGCAGTTAATTTTGAATGGATAACACCACAACTAACAAGCAAACCACAGTGGGAGATCGTTTCAGAAGGAGATGCGTTCTCGTTAACAGAAAACTTTATGGCTCCTGGTTTAGACGCAGTAAGCATAATAAATCGAACACAAACAATCGAAACAACACAAACTTCTACAACCTTATTTCAATAGGACTTTTATTTGCTAGTCCTGTTTATGCAGAAACTACTATATCCAACCCTCAGAGTTCTACCCAATCGACTATTGTTAACCAAGGTTTTCAAAGTATAAGCGGATCTTTTCCTACGCATAGATATAGTAATGGTATTCAATGCCAAACACCTACTTTAAGTTTTAATCCGTTCATAACAAAAGGAGAATATTACAACAGTCCTAGAAGCACTGTACAAAGAACAAATATATATAACCAAGCAAAAGATAGTGATACAGGTCAGCTAACAAATCCTGGTGAAATACTCTACATAGCAGAACAGGAAAGGCTAGATCAGATAAACCATAACTTTTCATATGGAGCGACTATAAGTCTACAAGTACCATTGGGGAAACGATTTAATGATGAGTGCTTGAAGGCAGCCCAAACATATAGAAAGTATCAAGAGTTTCTACTCCAAGCTAAAAAATTAGAGGTCAATTTGAACAGGCTTTCTATTTGCTCGCAGCAACTTAAGCTCGGTGTTAAGTATGTAGGAGAAGATGCTGTTAGCTGTAAAAATGTTGTGTTGACCAGCGTTCCAAATCAAGTATTACCACATACTCATAAGCTTAAGGTTGATTAGGTTTTTCTTTTTTCTTTGTCAGCTTTTTAATGACATTTTTTACTAGGGGTTTGACAATATTAAGTAGAAGTGGAGTGGTAGCAGCAATAGAACTAATAACAGCAGTAGATACAACAACACTAGCCGTTGGTATGTATTGGTCAACAAACGGTACTTTCTCCCAGATTGCGTCACAAGAACCCTCCAATAGCCCACGCTCATATTTTACCAGCCTTTCCAATCTAAGCTCGTTTCTCCAATCCCCAGGTCTATATGGTGCGTTTTTAGGTGGACAGGGAACTAACTCAACATCTTCATTCTCTTTTTGCTGTCCTAAATTAATATTTGTTCCAGTCCCTTTTTTCTGATAATTATATGTACCTTCTGTTTCTATAGTGTCCTGTGCATCATAAACAATAGGTCTAAATGTTTTAGCTTCTGGTTGAACTTTAATTGGTTGTGTGCCACCGATTGCTTGACCGTTAGGACAAGTAGCATAAGCCTTTCTTCCATGAAAAATAATAGTTGGATTTTCTGATAGTTCTATATCTCTATTACTTAAATCACAAGCAGGGTTCTCTCCTATCAAGACAGTCTCAGGTATATAAGGTGTTTCTGGTATTTCTACTTTCGGTATCTTTATATCAGGAACTTTGATCGTAGGCATTAACAATCGTTAAAGTCAGAAGCCATATCTGCACCTAACTTACCACCTTCTCTCCTTGCTGTATTAGTAGCAAAACCAGATAAGAACCAACCGACAATAGGAACATTAGATAATGAGGTTACAAGTCCTGTTCCTGTAGCTACTGACGTTCCAATAAGCTGTCCTGTAGATTCTCCTTTAGCTTTTTCTTTTATACAAGCTATTTGTTTTGCTGTTAACTCACCATTATTTACAACGGTTATATCTTTTTCTCCAGCTACTCTTTGTGTTTCTTTAGTAGATAAAGCCTTACTTGCACCTAAGAACCCTGCTGGTTTTTTACTGGTCTCCATTGAAGCAATAATCTTTGGATCGTGCATACGATGTCTAATTCTATAACCTTGCATATCAGCTTCAATTTCGTAAGTAGAATATTTACTAACAGGTAAATCAAACATAGGTAAGCGAGGTTTTGTAGCTAATAAATTTATTGCATAAAACTGAGAAGATACAAAAGCAGTACCAAGTCCTACTGCTACTCCTTTAAAAATAATATTAGTATTCATACAAGCCTAAAATTTAGGTAAAGACGTTGTAGGTAAAGATGGTCCTGTCATGTCTGGTAAGCCCTGATCTAATACTTTAGGCATAAGACCTGTTACGTTACCCATAACCTCTTTCATTAGTTTAGATTTAAACTGTTCTGACGTTACATATTTATAACCAAAGTACCCTCCACCAATAACAGAAGTTACCATTAAGAAAGAAATAATGCTTAAAACATTAGCAATTTTTTGAAACATGATTAAAGAAGCATTTTTAAAAGCGTTAATGCCTGTCACTATTATAACGTTTATGGCAATTCTGGCCTTGGCACCTCTTTATCTGACTATGGGCTTAATGACTAGACAGATGACAACTGAAACTAAGTAACTAAATATTTTAGCTAGGTTCTGTAGGCCAAGTAATATTAAATGGATCTGATTGTGTTGGTATATCTCGTAATGCTTGCCTATAAGTTTTCCAAGCATCTGCCAAGGTTAGATCACTACTTGCTCTCCAATCTGTAGCTTGTAATAAATTATTTCTCATGTTTCTAACTGCTACCCATTTAGCGTTAGTAAGTGTAGTTTGTTCATCTGTGGTTGTAGATTCTACTTTTACACTGTAAGC